TAAGCAATCCCTTATCCTTCCAAAGTTGATATGGCACATTGTCCCGCTCTCTTCTGTTTCCTGTTTCTTCCTGCCTGTCAAGGACTGCCTGTGGCATCCAGTACATCTGCCTCACATAGATGTTCGGGTCATCACGCCTCATGCACAGCACCTTCGCGGCCGCCAAGTCTACTGAATCAGCAGCGTCCAAACCACCAATCCCATATCGGAACGGACCCGTAAAGGTCGCTGTGTTCTCAAAGTCCTCAAACCGTAACCATGCCGCCTCTGATGTTTGTTTAAGGTTAAAATCCTTTACAAGCACGGTCGGTTTGAAAGATTCATCATCCTTTGCCTTCTGGACCATCTGCCGCAGGTAATCAATAGACTTAACTGTCCCAAGCCCTGGGTTTGCCTTTATCCAGCATTCCTCCCTGTCCCACTCATCTATATGGTCAAGTTCGTAGATGAACGGAAGGAAACGATTATTCCTGGCCCTGTCAAACAGCACATCGGATGCATATTGATACTGGCTGTCGAAAATACCTTCCCTGACAAAACCATTCGTGGTGATACAGAAAAGGAGCGGCTGTTCACGCGCTCCCATTGATTGTTTGACCAAGTCATAAATATCCCTGTTTTTAATCGCTGCCAGTTCATCAATTACTCCGCAGTGCGTATCAAGCCCATCCAGACTGTTGGTGTTACTGGCAAGAGCTTTTATGAAACCCATGTTCATGGCACAGTATAAATCCGCGGCCCTCTTCCGGATATGTTTTTTCAATAAAGGAGACTGCATCCTCATTTTATTTGCCGCATTGAATCCGAGCCTGGCCTGGTCTAACATTGTTGCGACATTATATATCTGCGGTGCGCCCTCCTTGTCGTTCATCAGCATGTCCAGCTCTATGGCGGCCGTCTCTGTTGTTTTACCATTTTTTCTCCCTTCAATAATCAATACCTCATTATATTGCCTTAAATTATTATCATCAACGAATCCAAAAATGGACTGTAACCTCGCTTTCTGGAAAAGTTCCAATCGGAGAGGCTGCCCCAATTTTCCGGTAGGTAATTTACAGAATCGTTCTATAAATTCGATATGGCGGTTGGCAATATCCAAATCGAAATGGAACTCACCTGGATTCAAGTATTTTTCCATCAGTGTATCTGCAATTCGCTTCATTTTTTCGCAGGCAATTATTCTTCCGTCGCCTATTCCGGAAAAATACTGCTCAAATTCAGTCACCCTTACCACCACCCAGGAAGTCTAATAATTCATCTGTCTTTTGACCTTCTTCCGGAAGAAGGTCAGTAAGCTGTTTTATGATTTTTTGGTATGCCGTATTCATCGTGTTGTATAGGTCTGCTACTGGCCGCTTTCTATCGTATGGCGCCTGTTTTTCCCCCTGCTGGAACATTTCCGTAAATCCGTTTTCATCCAGGTCCGCCTCGAAGTCCTCCAATGTTGCCCTCATAAATGCGGCCCGTTTTATCAATCCCTCAACTGTTTTCTTTTTATGTTCGTCCACATTCACAAATAATTTTTTTAGTCTGTTTTCTTCCTTCTTTATCCGCCTATCCTTCTCCATTATGTTTCACTTCCTTCCATTGGGGTGGGGGTACTGTAAATTTTCATCCATAAAAATTGATGTGGGGGACTCGGTGAAATTCTTTTTAACCCACAATTAAAAAAAAGGGGGGAGTATCAATACTTTTTTATTCATAATTGTCTGACAACTTCGATTGGATTCCCTTCACCATCAAATATATAGCGCCTTTGCCTCTCACTTTCCCTAAAAAGGAAGTGTCCTGCTTCCCTGTCATGACATGGCTTGCAGACATATTCCAACAGGTCATGATTAAGGGAAATATCCGGGTTAGAAATGTTATCAGGTGTTAGTATAATTGTATGATGTACCATATATCCCAGGCGCTCATGGCATCGTTGGCACAATCCCCCATCAATAGATATTCGTTCTGAGATAAAGGCTTTCCTACATTTCCGCCACTGCCCCGAATCGTAAAACGCTCTCGCAAACTCTTTTGCCATCAACCTCATTCCTATCATTATTTTGCAAAATAAAAGCACTAGGTCAAATCCCTAGTGCTATAATCCTAATATAGTATTTTGCTTTCTAACGAGTAAAGCTTCTCTGATGGTTCTGCAATTAATACACCCGACTCATCGTAATAATAAATATACGCTTTCTGTGTATCCTTAAGTGCCTTATACTTTTGACAAATTGCCGTTATGGTTGTGTTGACAGCCAAGCAGTAACTTGCCTTATCCTTCTCTTCTGCTGAATACCAGATTTTATCATCTAAAGTAATCTTATAGGTTCCTGTTTCTGTATTCTCAATATCAATAATATTATCCAACCCATGAATATATTGAGCAATTTCCTTATTCAGCGATTCATAATCGACTTTAGGCTTAAGAGCATTAAAAAGTGTAGCCAAGCTAATTATAATCACAATAACAAAAAATATGATCAATACTAACCATTTCTTTTTTTCAGCATTCACAATACTTCCCCTCCCTTTATTTTTGATTATACAACAAAGTATACTAAATGAAAAGCCTACATTGTAATCACAAATATGATCTTGAAGGAGGTCCCGGTCGCCCTGAGTTTCAGACGCCGGGAATTGGGTAACAAAAAGGCACCCGCTAAGGATGCCCTTTTTTATAAAAACGCTTCCCCACAATCATCGGAACACCTTGAATCGAACAAGGGACCTGCGGCTTATAAGGCCGCCACTCTGCCACTGAGTTATGTTCCGTTAATGCGTACCTGCATCTAAGTACCCAATATCTGGATGCCCGATGCGCCAGTACGCCA